AATAAGCATTGCGTCTTCCATCAACTTGAGTTGTTTGTGGATTCTACGTCCACCTTCTAACATTGACTTTCCGTATGGTAGGAAGTTTGAATCGGAAAGGAGACGGAAGTGAGCAATTTCGTAATTTTCAAAGTCTTTCTTTTGAACAATAGAATGTTCACTATCAAGTTTAAAGGTGACGGCAAATGGATTACCAGTTTCTAGGTCACCTTCTACTCTTGTTGTTTCATATACAGATAATGGAACAACATTCATAACACCGTGTTCTGGGTGTATCATTAAATATAAATAAAAATCTCCATACTTGCACATATTTCGTGTCCAAGGCCAGAGATTGAATTCAATGTTTAATATGTCGTAAAATAAATTGGTTAGGATTTCTTGTATTTGGTCATTATCAGATTTAATTGTTAAAATTTCATTAAATGAATTCTTGACCGTTGACTCATCTGCATATATATCTAGAACTGATGCGATAATAGGGTCATTATCCATCAAGTCATAATCACGAAATAGTTGTAATCTAGCCTGTTGAAAGCTAGCATACATATCGTAATTACTCTGAGCACTAAATCCGTATTGACCGGCACTATGAATTCTGTGGTATCGGTCAATTAAGTTTCTGGTTCCGTATGATTGAATTTTAGATGTGTCGGAAACTTTGAGTTTCTTACCACCGATATTTCTAACTACAGCTTGACCAGAAAATAAGCGCTTTAATCTTCCAAATAAAGATGTATCTGCCATTTATTAAATCCTTGTTTACCAGCTACGTTCTCTTACTTGGTCACGGGTTTCTCTTTCTAATTCAGAAATTCTGTCCTTATCTTTTGCATAAGAAACGTGACCGTGAATAGCGTGTAACATACTATCACATTGTTTTGCTTTTTCCATAACCCACTCTTCTGGGTCATCGGTGTCCTCTAAAACATTGTAGAGTTCGGCTGCCATTTTATGTATAGATTTAATATATCCCTTTAATTGTCTCTCGTCAAGGTCTTCACCTTCATACATTTCAACCAAATCTTCAGTTTCAAGTGTGTTCTCTAACTTAGATAAGTCTTCTTTGGGATTATTTTTATCGGCATCCCAATCTAGACCTGACTTTGACTTCCCCTTATGAAGAACTTCTTTGTGGTCTTCACTTAATAAGTCACTTAGTTTAATCATTCTTTGTCTCCAGTATCACCACTCATTGCTAATTTGGTGGCAGTTGCATATAATACATCTTCCCATTTATCACCGTAACGCTTTTTGAAATCTGTTTTCTTTTTCATTAGTCTGTCGGCGATTTTTTCTCTATTATCAACTTCTCTGTCAGTCATATCTTCTGACTCTTTCATAGCTTTTGCTACAGCCTTTCTTCTATTCTTAAGATACTTGTCAGAACTATCACTATCTCCGTCGTTATCAACGTCATCATCTTCTTTACCAACGGGGTCTAGTTCTTCTTTCTTCATAGCCTTACTAACTGCGGCTCTACGGTTCTTTAGGTATTTGTCGGAACTATCACTATCTCCATCATTGTCAACATCATCATCCTCTTTACCAACTGGGTCAAGAGCTTCGCCCATTGCAGTCTTTGTAGCAATAGCATACATTACTGATTTCCAACGGTCACCATACTTCTTTTTGAGATAAGGAACTTTTGCTTTCAAATCTTTTACGATTCGTTCCTTTTTTGATTCTTCCCCCGAAGTCATCTCTCTTTCTTTCATGACCTCTTCAATTTCTTCCTGAATGATGGAGATTAAAGTATTTCTGTCCATTTTTCTTACCATTAAATTGAGTTAAAATAACTGTCGTTTAATATAAGTATTCACCTATCGGAGTAACCATCGTAAATCTTCTTCATCATTTTGACCAATTTGCATTTTCCATTCATTTTGTGGTTGATAATCTTTGGCAGTAAAGACTGCTTTAGTCTGATGACCCGAAATACCACTCAACATTTGTTTGTTTAATTCAATTCCTTCTTGTCGTAAACGTAATGCGGTGTCTCTAACCCACAAACCAATGGAAAGAGCAAGGGTTAAGTCATCATTGTATCCATCTAACGCTTCAGCCTTACTGTTTTTCCAAATAAATGTCTCTAATTCGGTCAACATTCTACTAGAATGAATAGTAATTGACTGTTCTCTCATATAAGACTCTAATTTAGCGATTAAAAGAGGTCTTGTTCGTTGTGAAATGGTAAAGCCGGGGACCATTTTCTTTTCTTCAGCGTAATAACGACCGTGAACTTGATGTAATGTGTCTACATACTTCATATCGTTACTCATATAGAAGAGATTTTGGTATCCACGGTCAATAATCTGTTGTATAGCGGCCCATCCAATGTTTGCATTGTCTGGAATTATGATTGCATCATTATATTCGGTAGCAATAGCGACCAAAAGATTACCAAAGTCCTTGGGTGTTATCTTACCTTTGTATTCTGCGACCTGTTCTGACGCTTCAACGTCAATAACATGGAAGGTAGAATAGTCGGAACCATCACCACGAGCAACGTCGGCCGCTACAATGTAGAATCTGGTGTAGTCTGGTTGTTGCCATACCCATATGTTGTTGTCAAACCCTCGTTTTTGCACTGGTTCTTGTTGATAGGTCTGTTTATAGAACTCAATAATCTCTGGTGATATGACCGTATTACCCGAAAAGATGAATGAGGCACCGTGTTCTTGAGCAAATCTCATCTCACCCATCTGTCTTAGTTGGTCATCGGCCCATTCTTGGTCGCGGTCAGGATGAACTTGCCAATCTAACAGGGTTCTTTGGAAGTCATTTTCACCTGCTTCGGAATCAATCCACACTTTGTGAAAGAAATTACCCATACCATTGGGGGTAGAAATCAATACGGCTTGTCCACCAGTAGTAGATAGAGTGGCTTGAGCGGCTGTCCATAGTTCATCTGCACCATCAATGAACGCTGCCTCGTCAAGAATAAGAAGAGAAAGAGCTTCAGAACGACCAGCACTCTCTCTTGTAGCGGTTGCTTTCATAGCAGAACCATTAGCAAAACGGATTGCTAATTTATTATCTTCGGTCAAAGTTCCTTTTAACCAAGTTGGTAACAAGTCGTGCATAAACTTTACCTTGGTTACCAAGTTTTTAGCTACTTCTTGTTTAATAGCAATGACCAATATTTGTTCATCTTTCTTAAATAACATTCTCCAGAGAGCATAACCAGCGATTAATGTGGAAATACCAATCTGACGACCCTTCAAAACAATGTTATATCTGTTATCTTGGAACTTTTTTAAGGTATCTGCCTGATAATTGTGTAAATCAAAGAGTTGTCTACCCTTATTTGGAACCTGAATATAGACATATTTTCTTAAAAAGTATTCACAATCAAGAGCACATTTGGTATACTCTCGTTTAATGATTGTTTTTAAGTCAGTAGACATAGATTATCCTATAAGTTTCCACGCGGCAACACCACCAACTACTGCCCCAAGTATGAATGTTTGGGTTCTAGTTGGTTTAGGAAGGAAACCCAACACCTTATTTGGGTTCTTAGGTGGTTCTGGAATAGCCGCTACAATGGCCGCAAGTGAATCAGCTCTTGTGGTTTGAAGAGCTAGTGATGTACTTAATAAATCGTTCTGAGATTGGAGAGTGAAAATCAATGTATTAGCGGCAGTTACATTATCTTTTAATGCTATATTCTCTTCTTCCAATCCATCAATATATGCTACTACTGGTTCTGGAACATGAGACATCAAAGAATCGTTTAATTGTTCTCTTAAATTAGCCGTTCTTCTACCCAAATCAGCCACTCTAGTCTGAGCATCACTTAATTTATTAGTTTGTATAAAAATGGAATCATTTAATTCTTCTATTTCTTCCCTATACCCATCTACCAATTTATCTAAACTGTCTGCAAACTGTTCGGTTTGTTCTGCTCTTTGTTTAAATTCGTTATATTGTTCAATATAAACGTCCATTTCATCTTGCTTAAACATAGAAGTGACATAAGAACTAAGAAAAACACATAGTAACACCAATGGAATTATATGCAAATTATCTTTCAATAATTGTAAAAATGCTTTAAACATCGGAATTCTCCATTAATTCTTCTAATTCTCTTTCCTTTTCCTTCAAAATTTTGTTCATACTAACCACTTCTTCCATAATGTCTTTCTTGACCTTCTCTAGTGGGATTTGATATTTATCAACCATTAGGATTGCACCAGTTTGGTCATCAAACGTCATGAATTCTGGATTAGAAACTGTATCGTGATAATATGTCAACTCAACTATTTTTTCTGTTAGATAAGAAATTTGACTTTTTAACATTTCTTTTTTACGATGTTCTTCCCAAACACCGTCAATTTTCATTCTAGTTTCTTCTTTGGCAACACAATCAAGACAATGTGCGTGAACTCTCCACGCTTTGATATCATAACTATTCATGGTTTTATTACAAACAGGACACCACCAAGGAGTTTTAGCACCCTGAAGAGGACTGATTCTTTGTTTTATACCGTCCTTCATTTCCCATTGACGATTTTCATCGTCTGTCCAAACTTCACCGTCTTGTCTGATTGGTTCTTTCTTGCCCGTATACTGACCAACAACGATTTTGTTGGCGTAAGTATTCATTTTCTTTTGAATAGTTTCTTGAACACCCCTGTGGACATTCGTTAACTCATTCTTTTTATATGACATAACCTTAACCTTCCTTTTGTCCTACCTTTCCTTGTAGGAATTGTAACGCAGCTTTATAAGCTGGATGTGATTTTGCGTATGTTAATGCAGATTGTAGTGTAATTTGTTTACCTGTCATTGGATTTCTAATCTTTTCACCATAGAACTGTTTGATGAAGTTTCTATCACCGACAGTTGCACCGCCTGTGGGTTGTGCAGCTGGTGCCTGTTGTTGTCCAGCGGGTGTTCCAAATTTAAATGTTCCTAATATCTGGTTGATTGGAGCAAAAGCACCTGTGAATTTGTATGGTCTTCCATTATACATAAAGACCAAACCTTCACTTGGAACCAATTTATCAACACCAATCTGTTCTAGTCGTTCAAATTCTTGTGCTA